GCCGAAGCCAGCTGCGCATCATCAGTCTCAATGAACGATGATGGCGGGATCGAAACAACGCCGCCTCGATAAGGAATCCCGAAGGCCCGACCGAAAGACCAGATTTGATACCTCACGGCTTCACCTTCAGGTGCTTAATCAGCACGCAGCCATTTACATTTTCAATAGCTACGTCAGCTCTCATCGAAAAATAAAAGAATGTCCCTTCTGCTTTAGCGTCCCTTTGAGGTTCAATTTTTATGTCACGATGAAGCCCGATGATGAGGTTGTTTTTGTAGGTTAACAGGCAGTCAGAGCCGTCAGTAGTCACGACCGCGAAGTGCTCTCCAGCAGCATGAGGATATAAGAACCCGGTCTCAAACTCAATCGTTCCACTGGCAAGTGTATCTGGTGGTGGCTCTGGATTATCGTCTTGAGTTATCGTTTTGACTTGTAGCACCTCAGACTTATAGCCGGTCGAGGCATCGTAGAACCAGATTAGCTGACCGACCTCAAACCCGGTGGTATCGCTCACGTGAAGTGTGGTCTCACCGGCCGAAACATCCTCGCCACTCTCAATCGCAGAGACCGCAAGGGCATCACCCGTCGGGACGGGCATATCTATTGGCATGAGCGGCGCACCGATGACCGGCACCCGACCATAAGTCACCTCTCCACCCTCAACGATTAGCTTATCGCCGAGAGCTGTCCCCCGGCTGCTGAGCGCCTCGATATAATCTGACTCTACTTCATCATTGACGAAAAACCGAAAGTTCTCGAGCCCCTTTTTCTTATACTTCCCGGGCATGACCTTGAGCGCCTTACCGAATTTGATTTCCCACTCGAACGGGGCGACACCATTCTGTTCAGCGATGTAGCCAGTAGTGAACTTGAAATCAGTCGCTGATCGGGCATCGAGCACTCTGGCCTGACCGGTGACAGCGTTTGTCTCGTTTAAGATTCGCCACCGCCAACCCTTCCAGAGGTCTTCAAGGTCAAGTCTCTGGCCTTCAAGAGTCGCCCCGGGCTCGGAGAGATAAAACGCCCGGTCGAGTTCATTTGAAATCTTTTTCGCTATCATCGCCAACAGGTGGTCTTTAAATCCTTCTTCAGGCGAGTCTTCAAGGTCGTCATCAGTGATGAGGACAGCCCCTCTTACCTTTTTAGCCTCAAGAGTTATTGGCCCCGAGGCAAGGCTTGTGATGATATCCTCGCTCGACATCACTGAGCGTGGCTTGAGAACATTTGTGGCGAGCCCGATTGGCCTTATGACCTTTTGAGCCAGCTTCATCTTCTCAACCCGAGCACTGGATTTAAAGACTGAGCTGTCAATGATATAGTCAAGAAACTTGTCAGCTTCTTCGGGCGCAAAGCTAATCGGCGACAGCAGACCTTTTATGACTTTTGTTTTAGTTATCTCGTTTGACATTATCACCTCTGCCCAGATGGCTTAAATTTTTAAGAGTCAGCTTAAACTACCGCTGGCTATTTGACTTTGAGGTTCTTGATGAAGACGCAGGCGTTGAGATTTTCCACAGCAACATCAGCACGGAGCGAGTAGAAGAAGATTGTTCCTTCGAGCTTGGCATCCCGCTGGGTTTCCATCTTGATATCCCGGTGGAGACCGATAATCAGATTGTCTTTATGAGTGAGCAGGCAGTCAGTGGTATCGAGCGTAACTTCAGTCACGGCCTCAGCATCAGTAGCCAGATGGGTGTAGATGAGATTGTCCTTGAGCGTCAAACTTACACCATCCTGGACCGAAGCGACCTCTGCGATTTCCCGCTTGTAGCCAACTTCTTTTTTGTAGATCAGGATTTTATCCCCGGGGGCAAAGTTAGCGGTGGCGGCTACTTTCAACACTTTCTGGTCGGCCGCTGAGTTTTCATCAACGGTGGTTGCCCCGCCGCCTGACTTAGCCATGGGCAGGTCAACCGGCATCAGCGGTGCGCTCACGATCGGGACTTTTCCAAACGCAACCTGTCCGCCCTCAAGAATAATCTTATCCCCGAGAGCCGTGCCTCTACCACTCAGGGCATCCACATAATCAGATTCAATCTGGTCGTTGACGAAGAACCTGAAGTTTTGAAGCCCGAGCTGTTTGTATTTTCCCGGCATCTTTTTGAGAGCCTTGGCAAACTTGATCTCCCACTGGTAGGGCGCTGAGCCATTCTGCTCGGCGATATAGCCGCTATGAAGCGTGAAGTCTGAAGCGCTCTGGGCGTCAAGGATGGTCGCCCCGCCCGTTACGAGGTTGGTATCATTTAGAATCCGATGCCGCCAGCCACGCCACACATCATAGATGTCCAGCATCGATGCCTCGTCAGGCGCTCCGGGCTCTGACAGATAGTAAGCGCTGTCCAGCTCGTTAGCAATCTGGCGAGCTATCATCCCGAGTAGATGGTCAATGAAAGCATCGCCTTCAGGCGCATCCTCAAGATCATCATCCGTGACAAGAATCGCCCCACGCACCTTCTTAGCGCTCAGAGCGATCAGGTCATTGGATAAGCTGTTGATAATGTCGGAATCAGTTAGAGTTGATTTTGGCTTCAGCACTCCATTGGCCAATCCGATTGCCCGGACGTTTTTCTGAGCAAGTTTCATTTTCTCGATTCGAGCGTTGTTTTTGAAAACGCTCTGATCGATAACGTAATCCAGGAAACGGTCAGCCTCCTCAGGCGAGAAAGTGATTGTGGACAGAAGCCCCTTCTGGATAACTGACTTATTAAGCAGTTCACTGTTGTTCATGGTGTTAAACCTCTCGATAGAAACTCGGCCATTTTGTCTGAGGAACTGTTTCCTCACTCTCAAGCGATTTTTTCACGGCCGGTATCGCTTTGATTTTTGTTTCGAGCTCCGAGATCTGTTTTGAAACCATCTCGGATAAAGCCTCGACCGATTTGGCGACCTCGTCGATCCGCTTAGAGATTGCGGCATCGTCTTCAGCCTTTTTTTCGTCAGCCTTAGCGGGTTCAGCAGCCGGGGGCGGGTAGCCGTAGCCATATACAGCATATTTCATCAGCACCCTGACAGCCTCTTTAAGGTCATCGGGCAGGTCGTCAAACACCTTCTCCAGAACTGAGACGGCCGATTTAATCGCATCAAGCGTCTGGGCATCCAGACCCTTTAGCCGCTCGACCGCACCCTCTGGTGTCTCAATCATCTTGGAAAGTTTTTCAAGTAACTCATCCATGTAAGCCTCCGATTTTATGACAAGGAATTTCCTGCGATTAGCCGGAAGATCAACGAGTGAGACTTCATCGATTGAGAGATCGACAAGCTTTCTGGCGTCTTTTTCTTTTCCCATCGCTCTCACTCTCTCACCGCGCTCAATCGCTCCTCAGAGTTAGATACTCTCGACGTCGAGCGGGCTCGGGAGTGAGCAACCCTCACGTCCGACGATATTCTCTACCCAGCCCCCTGCTCTTGTCAAGCACCGGGTTTGGCGGCGGGTTCAACGTAGGCATACCCGGCCATAGATAAGCCGGAGATTTTGCCCGACTTTATATCCGCCCAGAGGTCTGGCGCAAGCACCCTGAGCGTCATCAGCCATGAGCCCTTTTTAACCCGTTCACCATTCACCTCGAACGAGACCGGCGCAATATAGTTTTCCAAGAGCTTAACGCAGTCAAGAGGCTCGCCAGAGTGGTTAAGTTTGAATTTAGCTCCGGCCTCCATGAACCGGTAGCAGGCCTCTCGGATTTCCTCAGCATCGGTATATTCACCCTGAGCATCTACTTTCTCTGGCTCGTAGACAACCCCGGTCACGATGTGTTCATCACCATCAGCGGCCGAGCCCTTGAGCAGTTTAACTTCGTAAGATTTCTGCTCAAGTTTTTTCTGACCTCTCTTCACCAGTTTAAAATTAGCGTAAAGATATTCCCAGGTGCTTCTGCCCTCGTGCTGGCCGGGCTGCCTGATTTGCCTTTCCACCTTATAGCGTTTCTCCTCCCAAACCGCCGGGGCGTTTTTGAGCTTAGACCCAGAGCTCAAAATAAATTTCCCTTTGATAGATTTGAGCCGCTCGATAAGCCCCGCCCAGTCAGCCTCTTCAAACCTGTGTGCGAAGTCACGTTGAGCCTGATTGAAGTAGGGCGGATCGAGATAAAAAACGGTATCCTTGCTGTCATATTCATCGATGATGTTCGAATAGTCAGTCGACTTTATAACAACATCTTTAAGCCGGCCCTTGTAGCGATCGAGGTCAGCAACAATGTTGATATGCCGACCGATATGACCAGGTAGCGCCGATGTCCTTGGAATTCCAAGAGCACCCCTTTGAAGGTAGATTATTTTATAAAACTTCTCTACCGGATCATCGGTTTCTAATTTAACAAGCCGCTTATATGTCTCCTCATCGATAACCCAGTTTTTTCTCCGAAGTTTCTTTTTCTGCTCTGAAGTTAAGTTCTTGATAAACCGATAACAAAACGCTATGTCCGGGTCTTTATCGTTCAGAACCTCGGCCTCGGAAGGCCGTTTAGACCAGAAGACAGCAGCGCCCCCGGCAAATGGTTCTACGTAGGTCTTATGCTCTGGCAGATAGCTGATAATTAACTCGGCCGACCTGCTTTTGCCCCCGGGAGAGCCGAACGGCTGTCTGGCTTTAGCCACCTCGAGTGCTTTGCCTGTTTCCTCTTCATAGTCTTCCTCTTTTAGCTTCGAGAGCATCCAGACCCGCTCGTTAGCGGAGACCGGCACATAGGCGAAGAGGTAGTTGCCACTGAGGTGCCTGTCCTCAAAGTGAAACTTCTTCGCATGGGTCTCGGCCAGATAGAGCTCCCAGCGGAACGAGTCAAGGCGGACCATCGCTGCCCATGTCTTTGAGAACGCCCCGACCTCCCCCGGCTCAAAGATAGCGATTGAGCGAGCCCCGATATTAAGCCACTCCTCTGGCCCCCGGACAACATCAACCTGCGGTTCATCGACCTGAGCTATCTTAAAATCAGCCCTCAGCTTCTCACCCTCATCGAGCGAGACGAACTTCGAGAGCCCGTCAACGTTGCCGACAAAAATTTCTGCGCCCTCGAAGAAGTCGTCGCCATCTCTTGCTAACCTCAAGTCAAGGTGGCAGCCGTGATTCCCAATGACCGATAGCAGCTTTTCCCTGAGCTTTTTAATATCGAGCCGGGCCACCAGAACCCCCGGCTCAGCGGACTTCAGCGCTTTTGCCTCATCCTCAGAGAGGCCCATAATGTGAAGCTGGAGACAGCCCCGGCCCTTATCTCCGGCCTCAAAGTCAATGTTAGACTCAGCCTTCTCAACCTGAAAAATGTTATACTCCTGAGCAATGTCAATGACCTGCTCGGCATAGTAAGGAGTCTTTCGACTCTGGTCAACATCGACCACCGAGGCGTTCTGGAAAACAAGCCGGTCATCATCGTCAAATAGTGGAACAATCTCAAGCGCCCGGATTGTCAGAATATCGCCCGGCTTGGCTTCAATTGAGCTGGCCATAGTGTGGCCAAGGTTGATATACTCCTGGCCCTCAAACTCGACGGTATTAAAAAAGTCAGTCTCGCCCGGAAGCACCCCGACTTCGTAGACGTAATTTCCGTCCTTCGTCTTCTCTACGGATAGAACAATGACCTTGAACTCGGCGGCGTTCTTTAGTTTGGCCACCGAGTCCCAGACGCCGTTAAGTGGGTAGATTCCGGCTATATCCTTGACAACGATTCCTTCACTCTGAGGCAGGCGAGAAAACTTATTAAACCAGCGCTCGAGTTCTTCTGTTGAGGTCATGGGGGGCGATTCGGGAACTAACTCAAACCGGAAGTTCTTGCCGTCCTTTAACTCGGAGATAAATACGGTCAGTCTCTGCCTGCGTTTCTCGAACGGCTCAAGGTGCAAGTCCTCGCCGTCAAGCCAGAGAAGGTCAAAGACCACGATGACCAGCCGCTCTGACTCATCGAGCCCGACCTGAGAGGCGTTAAGCCTGGCAAGCTGGACTCGAGGTAAGCGCTTGCCGTCCCGCTCAATCCCGACATCCGAGTCGATGATAAAGTCGTGAGGCACTGAACGCAGGTATTCAATGAACTCCGGTGGGAATGAGTCGACCCGGTTCTCGAGACCATCGCTGATGATCTTCACTTTGTCGCCGCTTTTCCCGATTGATACCCGGTAGCCATTGAGCTTCGGCTCGGCGACGAACGTCCGCCCCTCGCACCATCCTGCGATTGACTCTACGCTCCGGGCCTCGGTCACCCCGGCCATCGCTGGCTTCGGGAGAGGGTACTTCCCGAGTGTGTCGAAGTTCACCTCGTCTATCTTTTTTGTTTCGCTCGGGCCTGGCTGGTTCTCATACGACTCAATCGCAGAGGAAACCTGGGCGGCGGCCTGCTCTACCTCATCTCCAGAAACCTCGACCACCTCAAACGGGCGTGAGCGCAGAACGAGGTCAAATAGCGGGATATAAGATGAGTGCGGGCCGGCAGGCTCATAGACAAAGTGCGGCGCAAGGCCAGTATCTTCAACGACCTTCATCAGCTTTCGTTCGAGTCCCTCATCCTGCTCGGCCTGCCGAATAAGGATATCGATGTCCTGAGCCTCAGCAGGTGTTTTGACAAACGAGCCAACGATGGCGACAAACTCTGGAACGACTACAAGGTCAGAGTAGCCGGCCGATAGCCCCTTCGACCGTTCGTAGTTCTCGAGCGCCTCATCGATCGGGTATCGGCCCCGGGTCAGCTGCCGGCGGTCAAACTCTGAGATAAGGTCTTTATAGCGCTTCAGATATTCCCGTTGCTTTTCCGGGTCTTTCATTTTTGACCAGAGCTGAATAAACCGGAACCTGAGGTTTCTTAACTCGGCATCAGACACGCCTCTGATTGACTCGGCTGTTATTTCTTCAATTCTCATTTTCCCCACCTCTCCCTTTACTCTGCTGCCAGCCACTGGCATCGGCAGTTTGGATGGACGGGTATCAGGCCCTCGGCATCACCGATATCGAACACCTCGCCATCGTAGCCCTCGCATTCCTCACAGGCCCCTTCGAGCGACAGGTATTTGGCCTGAGCGTAGCCGGCCTGACCCAACTCATCGAGATATGACTGAGATAGAACGTACCGGCTCTCTGTCCGGGCAATCATCTCGGCTCGATATAATAACGAGTCCTCAGAGTAGGTCTCGATTGAGCGGCGCACATCGGCCATGGGCTCACCTGAGGCGATAAGCTCGTCTCTGAGCCGGGCGATAGCCCGAGCCTGCCGGTCATTTACCCCGACCGAGGCCTTCACCAGCGAGGCGATTTCCTTACCCGTCCAGCCGTTTAGCAGCCCCTCGGCAATTATGCCCTGAAGCGCCAGCCGGGTTCTTTCAGCGATTGATGTCACCCGGGCGGCAGCAAGGCGCGAATACTGCTCCCATGATGTCAGCTTATAAACCACCACGGCGATAGATTTATTTCGGCGCGACCAAACTATCGGGCCGCCCTGAGATCGGCGAACGTTGGCGATTGTAGGCGGAACTGCACCGGCGTAAATAAGGGCTTTTCTGGGCATTTCCGCTTTTTTCGAGGTTTTCGGTGGTTTGATCGCCGCCCTCACGCGCTCTCCCAGCCTCATATATTCCGCCGCGAATAGCTCTTTTCCCTTATCCAGCCAGTCGTAATAAGCCGAATCGAGGTCGCTTTCATCCCGGATCTCGGCGGGTAGGGCCGAGCGCAACTCCTTAAACCACTTAATCGTCGACTCTTTTAGCCGCTCGATATCAGCCCGTGTTAGCCCCCGGGCCTTGTCTATCCTCTGAGATAGTACCTCGTTGATTAGATCCAGTAGAGAGAGCGCCGAGCTTCTATCCATCGACGCCCCCCGGCCCCGGAGTCTCTGCCGAGATAGCCTTCAGCTTGTCTCGAATCTCAAGCAGAATGGAAATATCGTCTACTTCGTCAGAAGTCGGGGCCTGCTCAGTCTTAGTTTTGTCATCAGCCCCCTGATCTGAATCTTTTGCCACCGGCAGGTCAATCGGCAGATAAGAGCCAGCCATAAAGTGGGAGTCGCCGCCGGGATATGGATCGCCAAGGTCCAGCTTATCTCGAACCTCGTTTGGCGATAGAACCCCGCGGTCAATCAGCCCGCCATAGAGCCCCGTTAGCGATTCGAGGTTTCTAACATCAGCGGGCATCAGCTCCACGTAGTAAGAGGTAATGCCCATCGCCTTGATAAGCCGGTCGGTGATAGATTCGAGCACCCGTTGCAACGGCCTGATAACGCTCTGGTAATAGATTCTGGTTGACTCGACGGCCGTTGAACCGCCGAGGGCCCCGGTCTCCGCGATGCCAATCCGGTAGGGCGGCATGGCATAAGCAGAGAGTACCTCATCTCGCAGCATCTTAATGTAGACCCGGAACTGCCCTTCCTTCGCCTCGGCCGAAAGTGGAATCCACTGCATCGATGAGCCTGAGGCGACCCTTAGCACCGCCGCCTTGTTGGCATTTGCTACCCCGCCATGCTCGCCGACCAGATATTTCCTCAGCGCCTCATCGGCGTTCTCCTCCCAGTCGCCCTGAAGAACGATAAACCCGAGCGGCAGTCCATAGTTTTGGAAAAACGAGAGGTTATAATCCCGGGCGGCTATAAGCCCCAGTATCGACCCGAGCGCACCGATAAACGGCGGTACCCCGTAGTAGTCGCTTTTCGGGTAATAAGACCGATAAAAAATCATAGCGTCGGCGATATCATCAGGTGACGTGGATGGCTTAGCCAGCTCTCCCGACGACGCAGTAATCTCGTCTTTCACCCCGAACCGCTTAAACCAGACTCGGCGGATATCCCTTATCTGGCAGAATTTATCCCGGGACTTGTGGGCATAAATCGTGTGAGCCGGGACGTGGTAAATCTCAAGGCCGCCATCGAGTCGGGGGGCGACCTCAATCGTCATCCAGCCGATGCTCTTAAAATCGATGATCGCCTTCTCGAAAACATCCAGCAAGGTCTCGCCGTCAGAGTTCGCTTTATATAGAAAATCACTGAGGCGTTTCTGCTCAGCCTCGTTCTCTTCTTTGTCTGGCTCTTTAATTATATTCCAGTCTGTCCCCGTCGCATCTTGAGCTGTTTGCCTCACGCAGCGGTCGGCGTAGACGTTAGACTCGATGATCTCCAGAAACTTCGAGGGGTCATAAGGCCGAGCAATAAGACCGAGCGACCCGAGCTCTCTTGACCCGAGCTGCTTTGAGCTCTTAGATACTGGAACTCGAGTCGCCCGGCTAAACGGAACGGCTTGACCTTTCGATGTGTAAATATATACTTTTGACTGCTCTTTAGTAGTGTCCATGACTTTTTATCCTCCGATAATCATAACACGGGAAACCCCCGCATTCAAAACTTCAGCGTCACCAGTGATGGCGTAGCGTGTGGCGTCAATCAGATGGTTTTTGTAATCGACCGGCTCAGAGGTAAACTGACCTGAGCGGTCTCGACGCCACGAGTAAGACCTCA